AGAAAAACCTAGTTTCATTATCAAACTCTTCTGGTGACCGTAGGTCACCCACAGAGTTAGTAGTTGGGTTCATTGCTTCGCAAGAACCCTTACCATAATCAGGCATATCTATTTCTTCTGACAAAGGTGTGATACTATAATCATCATTATCATCTGGAATGTTTCCAAGAGTAGCGTAAGCAGACTGCGGCTCTGCAAAACCTTCAGCCCTCTGAACTGAGTTATTCGGCGTGATACGATTATTTTTACCTGGTATTGAAAATTTTCGTGGTTTACTCATAATATAGAAATATTGCAATAATTTTATATGTTACAATGCGTTGTTATTATATTTTACTAAGAAAAAATAAATAAATCAATTTTATATTATATTATATTTTTTACATAAAACAATATAGAAAGATTTTTATATAAAATGTATATGTTTAATTTTTCAAAATTATGGAAAAGTAATAAGGTTCAAAAAAATAATTATGATAGTTATGATAGTTACGATAGTTACGATAGTTACGATTTGCACCAAGATATTTGGATTCGAACTATGAAAAAAATAAAAGCAGAACGCATGCTACGTGAATATGATATGATGTATGTCAATAAAAATGTTATAAAAAAACCTAAAAAAAAAGCTGTGTATATAAGTCCTACTTCATCACAAATCACTACAAGCGATAAACTGAGTCCGAAGAACGAATATTTCTATTCCAACTTCGCTGCTGATTCGAAAAATATTGAAGTTCGAAAACCATTCAATGTAAATGCTAGTAACTGAATGTTTTGCAGAGCCGCTTGAAAATCAAAATAAATTGTAATAAAAAATTTTTATTACAATTACATACCAAATTTTTATTACAAAATTATTTATTTATTATATTTTTACTTCTTCTTCACAATCTTCTTCTTAACTACGGTTGCTGCTTCTGCCACTACTTCTTCTTCTACGGCTACATCTACTTGCGCAACTACAGGCTCTGTTGCAGCAGCAGCAGCTTTCTTAATCACTTTTTTCACTGGTGCTACTACCGGTTCTGGCGCAGGCGCTTCTTCTGTTTCTTCTTCTTCATCGCTATCTTCAACCACGGTAGACGTCTGTGCAGGTTGTAGTTCATCCTCATCAGCGACATCTTCTTTATGGTCCTGTGTTTCAAGAGTATCAATGTCCTCAGCTGAAAGTGAGATTTGGCACTTACCATACACACTTACAATCTCGCGTGGTTTCACTACACATTGAATCAATTTCCATGTGAGACCCCATCCCTTGCCACCAATCCAAATTCCACCGCATTGCAATACACATGCTACACTGCTCATCTTAGGGATGAAATCTACTGGAGTCACGTTTTCATTTTCACAAGGGAAAATCATATTGGATTTTGTATCGTAAATTTCGACTGCCCACTTACCGTTGTAATAAGGAACTTTGGCACGAATCGAAGGAGGCTTAGTATAATCAATCTTCTTCGTATCTTTATTTTTAGAATATTTGATGAAAGGGAAGAATGTATGCTTCGCTACTTCACGTGACATCTCCTCACCCCACCACAATTCAGAATTTGTGACAGCGTCATCCAAAATCTGATTCTCAAAATCTTTTAATTTTTGTAGAAATGTGGTGGTTGCAGTATTTGCATATTCACCATTGGGAAAATTGAGAGACATACTGAACTTACCGTCTGATTCACCCTTTTCATCCACAAAATCTGCCACACCCCACGTCATAAGAAGAGGAGTAGATACATGTAATGAACGATTGGTTTGTTTACTTACCATACTAATCGACTTACCACCACGTTCATTTACCTTGGGAGGCATATATTTGTTGGCGGAAGTATTCCAGTCGGCGATGGTCAATACGATAGGCTTTGCGGATGACATGTTATATACTGTGTTATCTGTGAGATATACAACATAATATTGATATATCTTTAAATCAATTTTTTGAAGAATTTAATATTTTTAGCTTGATATGTGCTTAGAAAATGCAAAATAAGTTTTTATAGTGGTTTCAACGTTGAGACTTTTCGGTGACTACGGTCACCTGAAGAGTTCGGTAAGGAGGCGTTTACGCCTCCAACTACTGGTGTCCAGCTTTTTTTACATGTATGTTTCAGTGTATTTTTTACAATTTCGATTTTTGATTCGACATTGTCAGCTATTTTGGTTTTTATTATGTTTCCACCATGTAACAGGTCACTGTGGAGAATATTGGAATTTACAAATTCTTTGTATTCAATGACAATTTCTAACCGTTGTAGAAATGGAAACACTGTATGTTCAATTAAACGCCAGAATTTTTCTATTTTTTCATTATTCATTTTTCCAAATGTTGTGTGACTACCAATCATTTCATATAATTTACCCAAACATTCTTGCAATTCCGTAGCTAGATGTAGTTCATCCAATCTTATATCTGTCTTTTTTTTATCCATTAAATCATTCCATATGCTAATTTCCACATTTGTTTTTGGTTCTTGAATCATAGTATCACACACTGTAATTATCCGAATAACTTCATTGAAAATTTCATCATATCTTGTAAAATCTGTTTTTTCAAATACTTTTGTCATTTACATACTTGAATATTTTATTCACTACAGGTCGGAGGGCATTCGTTGTCGGATTTCCAGAGGAAATCCTAGACAACGAATCGAGAAAACGCTCCGAACCGCGTAGCGGTTCTGCACGTTTTACTCCAATTACAATCCGCGTTGCTCTAAATGAAGTAAAATATTCCAAACAGTATAAAAATAAAATATAATACTTATATATAGATAGATATATAGAATGTCCTGCGAAATAGCACCAATAGAAAATATTATCATATCAAATTTACAAGATAAACCCATAAAAAATAAAAATACCAAAAAAGATGCCAAGAAAAAAACACCGATTACCTATATCGAATATTTTGAACAAAATATCAATTTACAACAATATAAAGTTCCTGAATTAAAAGAGATTGCACGAAAGCATAAATTGTATGTTACCGGAACAAAACCTGTATTAATTAACCGAATCCGTTCGTGTTTTAATTACTGTATCAAAATTGTAAAAATACAAAAAATGTTCAGGGGGTTTATGGTGCGGTTCTTTATAAAAAATCGTGGACCTGCCGCGAACGACCGAAAAATATGTGTGAATGAAACCGATGGATATACACTCGAACCACTGAATGAGATTTCATTTGAAAATTTCTTTAGTTATCGTGACACCAAAGATTTCATATATGGATTTGATTTATGTTCTCTAATTACCGTTTTTAAAACCAAAGGAAAGATAATCAATCCATATACGAGAGAACGATTAGACCCCAATATAATACAATTAATTTTATCTTTGCACCGAATATCCGTGATATTATTTTCAGAAAAAAAAGAAAATGTTGTTATTAGTAATAATTCAGTTAATCGACCTACAACGCCACGATTATCCGAAAATAACATCGTAATTCAGAATAGATATACACATATGCAGCGGAATATGTTTACATTCAGTCCAGAATTAAGAGAACTTTCTATAAAGATGCAAGAAATTCGAATGAGAACCATTAATCAAAGAATACAAGATTTATTCATTGAAATAGATTTACTCGGCAATTATACACAAAGTTCATGGTTCACATCTTTGGAACGAAGAGATTATGTGAGATTCTTTAGGACATTGTTGGATGTATGGAATTATCGTGCACAATTAACCCCTGAAGCAAAACGTAATATTTGTCAATTGCATGACCCATTTTTAAATGTTCGAATTAATAGTTATAATTATTTAGAAGTTCCCGAAATAGAACTGATTACTGCTTGTGTGACTGTGATGGAAAATATGATTTATACTGGTGTCGATGCCGAATATAAACAAATAGGTGCATTGCTTAGTTTATCCGTATTAACTGTAGTTTCTATACCCGCTAGAAATAACATGTTTTGGTTATACGAATCGTTAATTTGATATTATTATTATTATTATTTAGGAATTATTCAAGAATGATTGAGGGATGCCTCATGTATCATCACAAAAATAATAAAATATATATATAATGCGTTAAAACTACTTAAAAAAGAAGTGCCTTATAATATATACTTACAAATGGTAAGAGCATCTAAGTCCGATAAGCAATCCGCACCTGCCACCACTTCCGCTACTAGTCCTGTTGCTAATGTTGTTGTTGAACAACCAGCAAAAAAGGCTTCCGCTAAGAAATCAGCTGTCCCAGCACCTGAGCCAGTCTCAGTTTCCGAGCCCGCCGTCGCGCCTACCGACGTCGTCGTGGATGCCGATTCATCCCTTTCCGTCAAGCTTAACGTCTTTGGTGCCAAGCTACAGCAACTCGCTGGTCTCTTCTCCTCTGTCAAGACTGATTTCAAGACTCTAGAGAAGATTGTGGCTCGTGAACTTAAAAACGCACAGAAGTCATCTTCCCGCCGCAAGAAGTCGACTGGAAACCGTCAACCATCTGGCTTTGTAAAGCCCACCAGAATCAGTGACGAACTTGCTCAATTCTTGGGCAAAACTATCGGCACTGAGATGGCACGCACGGACGTAAGTAAGGAAATCAATGCTTATATCCGTTCCAACGGTCTTCAAGACAAGGATAACGGTCGCAAGATTAACGCTGATACCAAATTATCCACTCTACTCAAGCTTAACAAGGAGGATGAACTCACTTATTTCAACCTCCAACGTTACATGAAGCACCACTTCATCAAGGCTGAATTGGCTGCTGCCGCTGCTGCCACGGCCACAGCATAAAAAACAAAAATAATAAATAATAACAAGTTATAACGTTAAAATAATATAAAAAAATTTTTATATATTATTTTATAATGCAGTCATCTGACAAAATTGTTTATAATTTTGATGAAGAATCAATACCATTCGTTCCCGAAGGGAATCCGACAACGAATAGGTTAAAAACCACTATCAATAATAACAATAAAATGGACAAAGCTATCAGCGATTATGTTGCCAAGAACAGTCCACATGTATGTATTTTGACACCATGTTATGGAAGTCTATGTTATGTTAATTTTGTCCATTGTCTCATAAAAACAATATCTTTATTCCAAAAATTAAACATTGGTCTTACGGTCGAGTTTTGCAAAAATGATAGTTTGGTGTCGCGTGCACGTAATAATTTAATTGCCAAAGCCATGGCTAATCCTGTAGTAACCCATATGATGTTTATTGATGCTGACATTACCTGGGACCCACTCGATATTATTAAATTAGTTATATCTGATAAATCATTGGTAGGAGGTGTTTATCCTCTCAAACGTCATATGTGGGATAATCTGATTCCCACCGCTGATAATCCCAATCCTATACAAAAAATTATTGATAAAAAGAACAATTCACAACTTAAAAATATGGTCAGTGATGTGGACGCTATACAACATAGTTTATTGAAATATAACATTAATTTCTTGGAAAATGTTCTCACTATTGACAACAATTTAACCAAGGTTCGTCACATTGCCACCGGGTTTATGATGATTAAACGCGGCACCATTGACAAAATGATAAAGGCTTTTCCTTCCACAAAATATACGGATGATGTCGGTTTCTTACATGGCGATGAGAACAAATATGCTTATGCGCTCTTTGACTGCGGGGTAGAGGAAGACCATTATTTTTCTGAAGATTGGCTCTTTTGCCACCGATGGACAAAAATGGGCGGTAATGTCTACTTGGATGTCAGTATCAACTTAAAACATACCGGTATTGAGGATTTTAACGGTAGTTTTATTTCATCCGTTATGTAAAAAGTATAGAGAGAAATAGTAAAAATATTTATTGTACAATGTACAATAAATATTTTGTGGCGATTGCAAAAGATAAATATGATTGTTGGTACCAAGATATGTATTATCTGGGCATGTTCGATAGCTTTTCTGTAGCATTAGAACAAATGTGAAGGTTTTGTAGAGCCGCAGGCGGCACAAAACCTAGATTCAACACCTAGGATTTCCTGCGGAAATCCGGTGTTGAATAAATGAGAAAATTATCATGCAAGAAGAAGATTGTATTTATTCTCTTACTTCAAAAATGACAAAAGAACATAAAGAATTTATTCATGACGAATATAAACATTTTTTACTCCTTTAACAGAATGGCTGTATACATGCTTTATTTTATTTATGTTTACGCTGAGACTTTCTAGGAGTTTTGCCATGTCGCTTATTATTCGAATATCTTTGTTTACGTTTGTAGGTTCGTTTAGAATTGACTCTATTTTTACGAGTTTTTTTTACAAAAAATCCACCACCCGTACTAGACGATTTCATTGCATTTATAGCGGCATTAATTAATTCTTTTTTGTTTTCTTCGTTTAATGTAATTTCAATTTTGCGATATTCAAAAATTTTATCTTCTTTATTTTTTAGTTTTGGTTTTGGGTTTAATTTATATGTTTTATTGAAAAAATCTTGGTCTTGCTTGAGAACATCTGAAACTGAATATATTTTATCTACATCTTCCGTGATTTCAGTAAAATTATTTGTATTCTTTGTATTCTTTGTATTACCAGTAATATCCATTAACATTTGTATCATTAAATATGAAACCCAAAGTTCTCCTGATATTTTTGGATTTGGATTTGGATTTGGATTTGGATTGTCACCTTTAATCCAAGGTTCAAAATTACCCCTATATAATATTACTTTTGTTCCATCTGTTGCACATATTATAGTTCGTTTACCACCATCACTAGGACTACTTGATTCAAGTGTGGAAGAACATGCGATACCAATAGGTGTTTTTCCTGCTACTCCTGCT